GCCTCGCCGAACCTGGGCCGGTGGACGAAGATCGTGAACTTCGCGATGTCCGAGACCTCAGACGCGCCCCGCAGGTCCTGTAGCTTCGGCTCGTCCGCCTCGGTCTTGCGGAACTGGGAGCCGATGACCCACGCGCAGCCGTCGTCCTTGGCCGCGTCGTCGAACACGTTCATCGCCTCGACCTGCATCGCGAACCGGTCGCCACCACGCGGCACCGGGATGCGGTTCAGGTAGTCGTAGACCACCAGGCGGATGTCCTCGTTGCTCGCCTGCAGGAGCCTCACCTGGGCCACCAGGGCGCGCGCGTCCAGCCCGTTGGCCTTGACGACGTGGATGCGCCGGAGGTGCTCTCCAGGCCGCAGAGCCCGCAGCCGCGTGAGACCAGCCTCCCCGACCGCCGCCCGTCCGCGGCGGAGGCTGCTCGCCGGTACGCCGGACTCGTGCGACAGCGCCCGGGCGCCGGTGTTGCGCGACAGGTCCTCGGTCGCCAGCCACACCACGCCGATGCCAGCCTTCGCCGCCGCCTCGGCCGACTGGAGCAGCGTCGCCGACTTGCCGTGGCTCGTCTTGCCGGCCAGCACCGAGACGGTCGCCAGCGGGTAGCCCCCCAGGCGCTGGTCCAGGTCCGCGATGCCCGTCGGCACGAAGCCCGGGGGCTCCTCGTCGGCGTCCTCGCTCGCGAGGTCCTCGCGCAGGTCCTCGGCCAGGTCGTAGAGCGTGGCCGGCCGCTCGGATCGACCCTTCTCGGCCAGCCGACGCAGCTGGCTTGCCGCGTACTCCACCGCCTCGGTGCCGACGATCCCGCGCTCCATGCGCTCGGCGAGCTGCGGGCCCAGCAGCAGCAGCGACCGCGTGAGCGAATGCTCCCGGACAGTCTCCGCGTGCGTCTCGAGCACCGGGAGCTCCGACGTGAGAGCGCCGTCGGCGAGCCCGGCGACGTACTCAGCCCCGCCGACCGCCGCCAGCACGCCATCGCGCTCCAGGCGCCCCACGACCAGCGAGAACGTCGGCCGACGCCCCTCGGCCTGCAGCGCGTCCATGGCCTCCCAGATGGCCGTGTGGCGCTGGTCGAAGAAATCCCGGCCGCCAATGCCCAGGGCGCGCAAGGCCCGCGAGTCGCGCAGCAGTCCGCCCAGGACGGCACGCTCCGCCCAGTCCGAGCGGAACGCCGACGGCTTGACCACCGGCTCCTCGGCCGCCGCCGTCACCGGCCACCCCCCAGGCGCTCACGACGCCCCGCGCCCAGCTGCTCACGGCCACTCGACCGGCGCGCCGGCGCGCGCGTCGCCAGCTTGTCGAAGTGCTTCACGAGCGTGCCGAAGTCCCGGCCGTCCATCCAGGCCGGCGCCGAGTCGAACAACGTGTCCACGCGCCGCTTGCACTCCTCGAGCGTGTGCGCCGCCAGGAGGCGCTTGGCCTGCTTGCCCTGCGCCGCACCCCACGTTGGCTTGGCCCCGCCATGCGCCGAGCGGAACCGCTGGTCGAAGTGCGCGATCAGCGCCTGGTGGTCGCCCGGAGGCTTCGAGGCCTTGGGGGGGGTGGTTCGCTTAGATTCCCCCGGGGGGGTCCTAGTGCTCTCGCTCTTTGGCTGACTGGGGCCGATAGGCCCTGAGGGCGAAGCCCCTACCAGCGACAGCTGGGCCGCGTCGGCGGAAGCCGACAGTGGTTTCTCCCGTTCCTCCCGTTCCTCCCGTTCTTTAGTGTCCAGTGATTGGTCCAGTGGTTGGTCCACCGACTGGACCAGTGACTGGCCCACTGGTTGGCCCATCGGTTGGCCCACCGACTGGCCCAGGTGACCCCCAAAAGCGCCGTAGTTAACGACGGTTGCAATCGTTCCGTTCCGGTCCGTGGTTGACTTGACCAAGCCAAGGCGAGACAGGGTTCCCAGAGCCCGCTTTACCGTCTTCCGATCGACGGAAAGAAGGTCCGCTAGGCGCCTTTGTCCCAGAAAACATTGGCCGACCTCGAGGTGGACCGTGCCGCCCTTTGAGGTCCTACGCTCGCCAGCGCGGTGTGTCGCGTGGCAGACGCAGTAGAAGTAAACCGCGAGAGCCGGCTGGTCGGACATCAGCCGCTCGAAGCGCGCCGCCGTCCTGGGGACGACCGCGTATCCGGGCCCGTGATCGAGCGGGTAGCCCATCAGGCGCCCCCCTCGGCGGCGGCATCCGGCCGCATGGACGATCGCCCAGTGTGAGGGACGCGGAGACTGTCTCCGGTGAGCGACAATCCGCCCCCATGAAGACCATCGCGATCATCGCCGCCCTGGCCCTGGCCCTCGTTGCCTGCAGCAAGGAATCCGAGACCACGGCCCCGCTGAACAAGCCCGACCCGAAGCCCAAGCAGCACTTCCCTGTCGCCGCCGAAGCCCTCGCCGACCAGGTCGAGGCCGCCGCGAGGGCGGCGGTGCCAGACGAGACGATTGGCACCCTGCGCGTCGACATCGACGGCAACCGCATCCGAGTCTCGAACACCCGACCTCTGGACGGCCCGGCCCTGACTCGCGAGGACAACGCCGCTACGGTGCAGGCGCTCGCCCAGGCGGCCATCAGCGTGCTGCTCGAGCACGGGCACGACCCGTCGAAGGAGTGGACGCTCGTCACTGGATGGGACTGGCAGCCCACCGGCGAGACCAGCCCGACAGGGAAGCCGCTCGAGCGAGCGTTCGTGCGCGCTGTCTACGACTTCAACGCGGACCGAATCAAGATCGAGCCGGTCGAGTAGCTCGGCATCACTGAGCATCGGCCGACTGGGCATCAACTGGCGGTCCGGCGAACAGTTCCTGCACCGTGATGCCGTAGAAGTCGGCGAGCTTCTCCCGGACGGCCTTACGCGGTATCGCTCCGCCTGATTCCCAGCCAGAGATTGTGGTTTGGGGGACGCCGAGCTCCTTGCTCAACGCCTCCTGCGTCAATGACCGCGACGTTCTCCACGCGCGGAAGCACTCCCCAAAATCGAGACCCATCGGGAATGACAATGCATCCCACCTGTGCGCCTGTCAACGCTTTTTTCGGTACCGCTCAAAGCCGATACCCTCGACCGTACGGCTAGCCACTAACGGTAAAGCTGTTGCAACGCGGCGGGCGCCGTGGTTCCAATCACCTTGGCGATGACTTCCAGTGATGGCGGAAAAATACCGGGGTGGCCCAGGAAGCCCTCGGGCACCCGGAAGACATGGCCCCGAGACCCAGTGCGCCCCTCGTGGAGGGCCGCCGTCCGGGACCGCATGGCCGAGTTACGTGTGAGCCAGGAGGACCTGGAGGCAGTGCTCGGTGTCCGCCAGAGCACGATATCCGACGTCCTCAACGGGAAACCGGAATTCTCCCGCTTCGTCCACCCGATCAACGAGGCGCTGGGGATGACCTGGCCGCCCGGGATCGAGGGCAAGCTCGAGCGCATCGCCAGCGCCCTGGAAGGTCTCAGCGACTCACAGATCGCACAGGTCGAGGCCTACGCCGAATTCCTTCGCTCCCGCGAAGGCTGAACCGCAGGCGAGACTGGCCCACTCTGGGTGAAGTTGAATCGACCACATCGTTTCAGCTTGTAACCTAGGTGCGATACGGTTTACAGATCCAGGCCATGGGGTCCACTCGCGCCGCTCGAGCGCTTCGCGCCGTTCGTGTCGCCGTCCTTTCTGCCGCCGACTCCCAAGAGTCCCACTGTCGCGCGGACAGCATTCTGGCGTTCGCCGAGGGTTTGCGTCGCACACCTGCCGACCAGGACCCACTGGGCGCAACGCCCCCAAATTACGCCCACGTCGCGAAAAAATAGCGACCAACGTTTTTTTCGTTTGACGCCGCTTCCCATGGGCGGTATCAGTTTTTCCGGTGACGGGGAAACTGGGGATACAGGAGAACGCTGGCAGCGCGACCGCGCCGCGCCGGCGGTCTAGGTCGATAACTCAGCCGCTCCGGCCCATCGACGAGCTGCCTCCGATGGACAGCCCGCGGTGGCCCGAGCTCTACCGCGAGCTGCGCGACGGGCGAGGTGCCCGATGATCGCGCCCTGGAGAGACGCTGCCGCCGCTTTTGACGGCGCGGCGGAGTCAACATCCCCCGGCCAGTGCTGCGCTGGGGCGACGGTGGCGTCTTTCGAGGGCTGCGATGGTGCAGCTCCGTCCAGGCCGGCGGGGATGAGGGCGTGCCTCGCCGGCCTGGGTCTCTCTTTCGAGCCCTCCCGGGGCCAGGCGTCGCCATGGTGCGCGGGGAGAGCCCGCGACGGCTTACCCACCGTGGACGGGGCGGTGGGCGTTGCAGCTCATGAAACAGCGACGTCTGGCCCCTGGGGTGCTCGATGGTGAAGGCGGGGCCGCGCCCGCGAGTCGTCGAGGCGCAGGCTCTCTGCGACGACCTGGGCATCACCGAGCGGTTCCGCGAGCTGCGGGACATCGACCCGCACGCCGCCGAGGCGTTCGCAACGAACCTCGAGTATCGCCTGAGCGTCTTGCTCGCCGACGCGCGAGCGTGGGCCGAGACGATGCGCGACCGCGCCGACGCGCTGTCGGCCCTGAAGAGGGGGCGCTAGGTGGCGGTCAATCGGCGGAACTACAGCCGCGGAGGGCGGAGGCCCTACAGCACCGGCCAGCTGTGCGCCCAGTGCGGCGGCCTCAACCACAACCGGCGGACCTGTCGCTGGGCGCCATTCGACGCCGAGCAGGACCGCCGCGACGAAGTCGAAGAACTCAACCAGATAGCGCTTAGGGCCGTAATCGCCTGGCCCGGCGCGGAATAGGGGGACGAAATGCGAATCGAAGACCACTTCCGCCTGGCGGACGCCGCCATCGACACGGCAAAGGCTCGCCGCCGGCTGGCCCAGGAGCACTACCGCGTCGGCGACCACCGGCAGGCATTGCACCTGCTCACGAACTCCGAGCAGCTACTCCGCCAGGCGCGAGAGCACCTCGACGCGGCCAAGGCGGCGATCGAAGCGCTGCAGCACCCGGCACCGGGGGTTGCATCGTGAGCTCGCAGGCGTGGCGGGATGCCGCCAACCGGGCGACGGACGCGGCGAACCAGGCCGCCGACGAGCGCGAACGCGAGGGCCAGGGTGCGCCGCCCGCCGAGGCGCCGCCGAAGGCTATCGCGAGGCGCGAGAAACCGGAGGACGTAGTCCCGTTCGAGCCCGAGCACATGGGCCATATGTGGCGCCTTGCCGGCCAGCTGAGCTCGACGACCCTCATCCCTCGCGACCTGCAGCGAAATCAGGGCAACACGTTCCTGGTGCTGCTGCGCGGCCGCGAGCTCGGCATGACTCCAACGCAGGCTCTCGGCGCGATCAACGTGATCGAGGGCAAGGTCGTCGAGTCCGCGCAGCTAATGATCGCCCTCGTTCTCAAGTCGGCGCCCTGCGAATACTTCTACTGCGACAGCTCGAGCGAGGAGCACGCGACGTGGGTTTGCCGGCGGCGCGAGTGGCCCGAGGGCAAGGAGTCGAAGACCACGTTCACGATCGCCGACGCGAAGCGCGCCGGGCTCTACGACAAGGGCAAGAACCCGCGCATGAACAACTGGCACAAGTGGCCAGAAGAGATGTGCTCCTGGCGCGCAGCGTCGAAGCTGGCGAAGCGATGCTTCCCCGAGGTCGTGCTCGGAATGGACGCCGCCGACGCCGACGAAATCCGGGGCACGGTTCGCGATGTCACCACACCCGATGTATCGGCACCGCCTCCGGTGCGGTCCGATGTCGAGGCCGACGACGAGTTGGGCGCCGAGGTGCGCCGCCTCGAGTCCGCGATCTCGCTGGCCTCGTCCCAGGAAGAGCTCGGCGAGCTGCTCGTAGACCTCACGCGCCTACCGCGCGACGAACAAGACCGGCTCCAGAAGCTGGCGTCGTCCCGCTGGGAGCTGCTCGAGGGCCAGGAGGAACTGCCGTGAACGACCTGTCGCACTTCAACACCGACCGCTGCCCGGTCTGTAACGTTCGCATGCGCCGGGGCTTCCACCTGGGCCAGTGGTGTCCCAACGAGGACAACCACCTCCCGATGGGGGCGCTGCCCACCGGCTACGAGCACGTCCGCCGAGTGTGGGCCTCCCTGCCCTGCAAGGAGCTGTTCATCACCGGGACCATCCTGCTCGGCGCTGACTACGGCTGGGCCGGCTCGCTCGAGACCGCGCGCACGGCGTTCGCCAACTGCCAGATCTGGACCGCCGATCTGCTGCGTCGCAAGGGCGAACAGGCGGCGTTCCTGCGCCTGGGCTCGTTCCTGGAGTACCTCCCATGAGCCGCGGCAAGGGCTACACGATGTCCTCTCTGGACCGCGTGGCGGCGTGCCCCGCATCGGCGGTACTGCCCGGTGCGCGCTCGCCGTCGAACCGCCACGCCAGCCTCGGCACCGACGGTCACCGCGTGCTCCAGAAGGTCCAGGACGGCGCCGAGCTCGCCGACGCCCTGGCCGAGGTCGACGACGAGAACCGCAACGCAGTCGGGCTCATCGACTTCGGCGCGTTGGGCGGGCTCCTCGGCAGCAACTGCGCCGCGGAGGTGGCCGTGGCCATCGACCTCAAGACCGGCAAGGCGCGCGAGCTCGGCCGCGGCACGGAGCGCGACTACTCGCGGGCCACGGATGACGAGCTGTGCGGGACGATGGACCTCGCGGGCGTCGGCCCCGACCTGGTCTACACCGGCGACTGGAAGCTCGGTCACCAGCGGGTCCCGCGCGCCCGGTCGAATCGCCAGCTCAAGGCCTACGCCTACGCGCTGATGGCCATCTACAAGAAGCCGCGCGCGGTGGCCGAGATCATCCAAGCCCCGCCGGGGCGCGAGCCGTACCGCGATCAGGCGGAGTTCTCGTCGTTCGAGTTGGCGGGCCTGTTCCTCGCGGAGCTGCGGGACATCGACAGCCGCGTCCAGGCCGCGCGCCGTGACTACGAGGCCGGGCTCCTGCCCGAGGTGCGCATCGGCGACCACTGCAAGTACTGCCCCGCCCGCCAGACGTGCCCCGCCCGCATCGGCCTCGCCGCCCGCCTGGGCTCGCCGGCAGCGATCGAGAAGCCGGCGGACATCCTCGAGATCGAGATCACCCGCGAGACCGCAGCGACGGCCCGCCGGCGCGCCCGCGCCATCCGCAAGCTGCTCGACGACGTCGAGGCCCAGATCGACGACCTCGCCCGGGTGGAGTCCATCGCCCTGGGCGACGGCAAGTTCTACGGGCTCCGAGACAAGTCGCGCGAGAGCGTCTCGGGGGACAAGGTCCACGAGCTCATCCTCGAGACGTTCGGCGCCGAGAACCAGGCCGCCGCCGAGCTCGCCGCCGACACCGCCGCCCCCGCGCAGCCGCGCAAGGGCACCAAGTCGGGAATCAAGGAGGCGCTCCGCGTACTCCGCGACGCCGGTCTGGTCACCAAGATGGCCCCCGTGGAGCGCGAGCTCCTGGCCGAGCTCGACGACCGCGGCGGGGTCGATCGCAAGTCGTGGCAGGGCCTGGCCGAGTACACGGCCCATATCTGCCGCTCGCCGGGCTGCGACTTCGAGGCGATGACCGCGGGCGGCACGTGCCGCATGTGCGCCATCGACGCGGAGATGTGGGGGCAGCCGTGAGCAGGGACAAGGCGAAGGCGGACGCCGCCGTCATGAGGGCTCTGTCCAGGATTCGCGAGGTCGCGCACGCCTCCAGCGCCTGCGCCGGCGATGCGCGCGAACAGGACGAGGACGCGCTATTTGCCATCAAGCGCGCGGTGATCAAGTCTGCCCAGGACCTGGTTAACGGCGTCCCGGTCGTGGAGACGATCGTCGAGCTCTGGTGCTGCGCGGAGATGGCGATCTACGCCCACGCTCGGCGCTGCGAATGCATGGAGCGCCGACTGGAGGAAATCGTCAGCCGGTCGAACGAGTTCGCGAAAGAAGTCGCCGCGCACACGGCGAAGGGGGCAAAGAATTGACCCCCGGCAGGCTCCAGCGAATACGCGACCTGGCCGAGCGCCAGATCAACCGTTGCTGCGCGCTCTGGGTCACCGGATGCGAGACCTGCCGCAGCTTCGCCGAGATATCCATCACCGCCAGCGAAGTGCTGGCCGACGTCGGCGACGACACGCCACCTCGAGCACCCGATCCTGAGATCAGCGAGCTGCTCGATGCCTGCGACTGCAGTGACCCACTCTGCGCCGGCGTGGTGGCCGGCGAGCTTTGCCTCTCGAGATAGGAGCGACGAAATGACCAGAATCATCACCCTGGCGGCCGTGGCCGCACTCGCAGCAGCCTGCGACGACGGAGGCTCCCTGTACGAGCCGACGACCGGCGAGGTGTGCCAACCGGTCGCCACCGAGCGCCCCGACGGCACGGGCTTCGCGTGGTTCGCCACGTTCGAGCACATCCGGCCCGTAGACCTCGCGCGCTACAAGTTCACCGCCGCCGACCGGATCACCGGCACCAGCTTCGCGCGCTGCCACGACCTGCCGCGCTGGCGCTGCAAGGCAGCCGGCGTCGACGATGGCGGGTTCACCGAGGCCCCCGCGGCTGTGAGCGACGGCGTTGTGCGCGTCTTCTGCGGGTCGAGCTGGATCGACGGCGACGACCCCACCAAGAACTGGGGCGTCCGGTGGGACCGGGTGGTCGTGTCCGCGCGAGTGGATGCGGTGGTGAACTGATGCCGTTCGGCGAGAGCAAGTGCCGCTCATGCGGCGCGGATATCCTCTGGGTGACCATGCAGCCGGGCGGCCGGCGCACGCCGCTGGACTCCGTCCCCCGCCTCGACGGTAACGTGGAGCGCGCAGGCGGCACTGGCCGCGTCGTAGGCCCCGCGGATGACGGCAAGCGACGCTACGTCGTCCACTTCGCCACGTGCCCGCAGGCCGGCGACTGGCGGCAGGGAACGAGGCACCGATGACCCGGGCCGCCTTACTCGCCGCCCTGCTCGCCGTGGCGTGTCACCCGTCGCCGACCTGGGCGCCGCCGTGCAAGACCGCGGGCGCCACCGGGCCCTGCGCCCTGTCGGAGCCGTGGGAGCTGCCGATCGCGGTGTACGCGGACCTCGACGGCTACGAGGTTTTCACCGCCGACGTCGACGCCGCGCTCGAGCAGTGGAACGCCGAGGTAGGTGTGCTGCTATTCCGCCGCTCGCCCTCGCCGCGATCGCCCGTGCGGATCACTTTCGGCTCGGCAGTCCCGGGCACGTCCGCTGCCACCCGCCTCGGCCGCGACCGCTTTGGGCGGCGTCTGGCAGTGGTGGAGTGCCGCGGCTGCGTGCTCGTGGGCCAGTCGGCCGACCTTATAGGCCACGAGCTCGGACATGTGCTGGGCCTGGCCCACGACCCGCAGCCCGGCAGTTTGATGCACGCGGCGCCACCCCACCCGATGGCGTGGGTGACGGGCAACCAGAGACGACGAGTGCAGACCGCCGACCGGCGCGCGCTGCGACGTAGATACCAGTAAACGACAGCGACAACGAGGGGAAATGACGATGAGCAAGAACGACAAGACCTACGCAGTTATCACCACGTCCCACCGCGGCGTATTCGCCGGCTACCTGGAGGGCGAGCCGACGAAGGAGCGCGCCGTCATCACGCAAGGGCGCTGCTGTCTGCACTGGCGCGACACGCGCGGATTCATCGGCCTGGCGGTCAACGGGCCCAACGACCTCTGCCGCGTAAGCCCGGCCGCGCCGCGCCTCGAGCTGCACGACGTCACCTCGGTGGTCACGTGCACGGACGAGGCGCGCGAGGCTTGGGAGGCTGCGCCGTGGGGGTGAGGGTGCTGCTGGGCACCGTGCCCGAGGTGCCCGAGACGGTTGACGCCGCGTGGCTGGTGTCACTGCGATCGCTGTGGGGCGAGGCGCCTTGCGCCGATGGCCTGCGGCGGGGACTCACCCTGCTCGGGGATGAGCGGCGCGGATTCGAGGCCGCGATCCGTGAGGCCGATGACGGCGACGCTGGCTGGCTGCGTGGCGCACTCGGCTTCTCCGGCTACGGCGACGGCTACGTCTACGGCGACGGCTACGGCGACGGCGACGGCGACGGCGACGGCTACGGCTACGGCTACGGCTACGGCTACGGCTACGGCGACGGCTCCGGCTCCGGCTCCGGCTACGTCTACGGCGACGGCTACGGCGACGGCTACGTCTACGGCGACGTCTACGGCGACGGCTACGGCTACGGCTACGGCTACGGCGACGGCTCCGGCTCCGGCTACGGCGGTGCCCCATGAGCACCTGCACCACTTGCGGCGAGTACGAGTCGGCCTGCCGCTGCTACCTGAGGACACGTCCGCAGCGCCCCCGCGCCAAAGTCCCCGCCGAACCGCTACCCCGACAGCATCATCGCGACCGTGACCGACGGCGACGTGCGCGTGACCCTGTCCGACGACGCGCTAGGTTTGAATGTCGGAGACCAGGCGATAGTGATGACGCATGAGGAGTGGCGCCGACTCCGGGCGTTGGTGAAGCGGGTCGAGGCGCTGGAGCCGAGGCTGGCGTTGCGGCCATTGCCGCCGCTGCCGGGGGATGAGTCATGACCGAGCGCCCCATACTCTTCAACGGCGAGATGGTCCGCGCCATTCTCGCCGGCACCAAGACCCAGACGCGACGGCCTCTCCGGCCCCAGCCAGACGTAGAGTTCTTCGGCGACGACCTGCGATGGCTCTCCGGGCCAGGCCACTCGGGTGACGGTTGGTACTACGCGGATTACGACTATCCCGACGAGGGTTCTCACTTCGCCCGCTGCCCATACGGCCAACCCGGCGGTCGCCTCTGGGTGCGCGAGACGTGGGCGCCGGTTGATTTCCTGTTCGGCTCAGAGCTCGAAGAGCCGGTGCGCGTCGCGTACGGCGCCGACCGCCAGGTTCTGGACCACGGCGCCTACCGCGCCGAAATGGACACGTACGCGCTGAATTGGGGCAGGGTCAAGTGGCGCCCGTCAATCCACATGCCCAAATGGGCGTCGCGCATCACGCTCGAGGTCACGGCCGTGCGCGTCGAGCGGGTGCAGAACATCAGCGCGGACGACGCGGTCGCGGAGGGTGTTGACCCGGCGCCGCACGAGTGTCGCTGCGAGCCGTGCTCCCTCGCTCACGTGCGCTGCCCGGCGTCGCAGTCGGGCATCCTGATGGAGTTCCGTCCGCTCTGGGACTCGGTCTACGCCAAGCGCGGGTTCGGCTGGGAGGCGAACCCGTGGGTGTGGTGCGTCGAGTTTCGGAGGGTCGAGCGGTGACCTACGTAGCCGCCGAAATCTCCGGCTGCGGCCGGTACCGCTACACCCTGCGCCGGCAGTGGGCCGATTCGGGCCCGCGCGCTTTGTGGGTCATGTGCAATCCGAGCACGGCCGACGCGACACAGGACGACCCGACGATCCGGCGCTGCATCAGCTTTTCGAAGCGCGAGGGCTTCGCCGGGTTGACGGTGGTCAACTTGTACGCTTGGCGGGCGACAGACCCGCGCGAACTGCGCACCGCCATCGACCCCATTGGCTGCTCGAACGACGTGTGCATCCAAGGTGAGCTAGCGGGCGCAAGCGGTGTCATCGTCGCGTGGGGGCGCAGCGTCGAGAACGCTCGCGGGTGGCAGAACCGCGCCGGACTGGTCGCCGACACGCTGCCAGGGGCCATGTGCCTGGGAACGACGAAGGCCGGCCACCCGCGCCACCCGCTCATGCTGCCGAATCTCACGCCGCTCGTGCGGTGGGAGGGGTACCCGTGAAGGCCTTCGCCCGCGAGCTCGCCCGCGAGCTGGTCACCGAGGCGTGCCGGACGTTCGTCACGTACGCGATCACCGACTGGTGGGAGCGGCGGCGATGAGCGGGTTCATGACCACGACCCAGGTGGCCGAGTACCTCCAGATTTCCGAGCGTTATGCGCGACAGGTGATCTACGAAGTCGGCCCGTGTAGGGTCGGCCGCGCTCTGCGGGTCCGCCGCGAGCGCATAGAAGCGTGGCTCCGGGCCCGCGAGGAGCAACCATGGCAGAGCTGTACAAACGCCACGGGAGGGCCTGCGCCCTTGCCGGCACGAAGAGAACCGGATGCAAATGCCCCTGGTGGGGACGCTGGCACGACCCCGAGCACGGGCACCAGCGGGAGTCGCTCAAGACCACCGACAAGGCGGTCGCGCGCAGCCGGCTCCGAGGCAAAGAACTCGGCGAAGCGGCGCCGGTCGAGGTCGAAGAGACCATCGGTGCGGCGCTCGACTACGTGACCAACGTCCACTGCGCGCAGAAGGCGACGGGCACCGCCGAGAGCTACCGGAAAAAGGCCAAGCGCCTGCGCGAGTTCTTCAACCCCGAGGCCGCTGTCGCCGACATCAGCCGCGAGGACGTCAACGCGTACATCCAGCAGCGCTACGCCCAGGGCCGCAAGGCCCACACGATTCACAAAGAGCTCATCGTGCTGCGCCTGGCGTTGCAGTACGCCAACGAGCGCGGCGCCTGCGACGACCCGCGGCGCACCGTCCCGAAGTTCTCCGCCGACTACAAGCCCGGCGAGCGATGGCTCACCCGAGACGAGTTCGACCGCCTGCTCGCGGCGACGCCGATGGCCCGCAAGGTCTGGGTCGCCCTCATGGTCTTCGCCGGCGCCGACACGGTGGACGTCGAGCGCATGCGCCGATGCGACGTGGACCTCGAGGCCGACCGCGTCCGCCTGCGAGGCACGAAGGCCCGATCGCGCGACCGCTACGTCCCCATCGACCAGGAGCTGCGCCCGTGGCTCGACCTGGCCGTGCGCGCCCATGAGCTCGAGCACGGCGCCGCCGACCTGATGTTCGAGACGTGGCACAACCCCGGCCGGGACCTGGCTGTCTACTGCAAGGCCGCGAAGGTCTCGCCGGCCGTCACGCCGAAGGATCTGCGCCGCACGTTCGGCAGCTGGCTCAAGCAGGCCGGCGTCGACAGCAAGGCAGTCGCCGACATGATGGGCCACACGACCACGCGCATGGTCGACATGACCTACGGGCACCTGAGCGACGAGGTCTACCGCGACGCGATCGCGAAGATGCCGCGCGGGCGCCGGCTGAAGGTCGTGAAGTGAGGGTCCTATTTCTCGACATCGACGGAGTCCTAAACTCCAGAGACTGGATGACCCGCCGCGTTCGATCGCCGCTGTTCGGCCGGCTGCCGGACTGGCAAAAGATGGCGGAGGACTGCATCGACCCGGATGCGGTAGAGCGACTGAATAGGATCGTCGAGGAGACGGGGTGCGTTGTGGTCCTGTCCTCAACGTGGCGCAAGAGCGAGCCGCTGCCTCTCATGACCCGCATGCTCCGTTACCGCGGCTTCCGGCACGAAGTCTGGGCGGCGACGCCTGACGTTGCCCGCGAACGCCGGGTCGAGATCCAGCACTGGCTGGACCAAGCGGGGTTAACCGCGGACTGCTGCGCCATCGTCGACGATGACCACGACGCGGACATCCTGGGCAGATTCGTCCAAACCGATTGGGAGCGCGGGCTTACCGACGACGACGCAGACGCGCTGATCGGGCTACTCCGATGACCCGGCCGGCGTACATAAATCCCCCGCGGACGGAGCCCGTGCTGCGTACGCTCGGTGAACGCCGGAGGTGCCTATCGGTGCCGCTCAGTGCCGGAAACGGTACGCGAGGCCACGAGAAAGCCCCGGGCTCCGTTGGGTGTTTCCCAAAGAACTCCGGGGCTTTGACCGTGCCCAGGAACGGAATCGAACCGCTGACACGGGGATTTTCAGTCCCCGAAAACCACAACAATTCCCGCCACCGCGCGGGGTGCGTACGCCTGGCGTACGCGAAAGGAGGAATCTGTGCCCAAGTACGCCGTCCATTTCCGCGCTAACGCCGACGCAGAGGTCGAGGTCGAGGCCGAGAGCCGCCGTGAGGCGATCGCAAAAGCGGTCGAGGAGTTCGAGATGCGCGATGAGCCGTGGGGCGACTTCCGCCCCGAATCCCTCGAGCGCACCGATACCGATGACCCGGCTGACGTCTGGGATATCGTCGGCACCTGCCAGGCGTGCAACAGGCTCGTGCTCGAGGGCGACGACTATGGCCACGATGAGGACGGCGACGTGTCGTGCTGCGGCCCGTGTGGCCGCGCGTTTGCCGCTACCCCGGAGTCCGACCGATGAGCAACCGAGCAACCGCGGCAGCGCTCGCAATCGTCTACACCGTCACGGCCGCCGCATTCGGCATCTACGCGTACCGCGACTGGCTTGCGGGCGCCCACTGGAGTGCCGCCGGCTGGCTGGGAGTGCTCGTGCTTGCGGTGGCTCTGCCGCTGTACCGCCGCTTCGTTGCCCACTTTCGGGCCATCGACGCCGCCGCCCTGGAGCCCGACCGATGAGCACCAACGAACCGCGCGAGCAACAATTCACGGCCTGGCTGTTCCGCCCGCCCGGGTCCGACGAATGGTTCTCCGTCAACGAGGCCGGCGAGGTCCTGGCCTGGAACGAGCCGCCCGCGCCGCTCATCGCGACGTACACGTACCAGTCGTTCGTCACACCCGCGGACGCCGACCCGGACGCCGACCCGGACGCCGACCCGGACGCCGCCGAATGAGCGCCCAAACCGCCAAGTGCCAGATCTGCGTCGGCGTCGCAGTCCGTAGAGACGGAAGCATCGACATGCGCCAGGCCCTGAGCGACTTCGCCGAGCGGGTGCGCGACTTCGCCGAGGGCATCCCCGGCGGCTCGGTCGTCAACGACTGCGATCTCGCCGCGGCCACCGCCCGGGCGGAGCGGGCCGAGGAGCTCCTCCAGGAGGTTTCCGACGAGGCAGGCTCTCCGATCCTGCCGCACGACGCCATCGTCGCCAAAGTCCAGGCGTTCCTGCGCGACCCGGAGGCCGACCGATGAGCTGCACCATCTGCGGGGAGGTCCCCGATGGAGTCTGCGAGTACTGCGAGCGGCCGATGCCGGTGCGCGTCGAGCGTGACACCCTCCGCGCCAAGCTCGAGCGGGCAGAGGCTTACGCCCGCTCTCGGGGCCGCGCAGCCGCAGAGCTGTCTATGGAGCTTGAGGCGGCGGAGCAAAGGCTCGAGCGGGCGGAAGCGGCGCTCATCGACGCAGTCGGCCTGGCCGAGGACCTGCGGCACGTCCCGGACCACGGCGAGCACGAGCGCCACAGGCGGACACAGCGACTCCTGCCCCTTCAGCGCCTGCGCGACGCCCTGGTCGAGGGAAAGGCCGCTCCGCCGGAGTCCGACCGTGACTGACCGCGACGGCAAGCCCGACAGCTTCAGCCTCGCTCCCGGCGAGGAGCTCACGCCCGAGCGTGCCCGCGAGGCCGGGCTTGGGGACCTCGTAGGCATCATCGCCAGCGCGACTGCCGTCAACGTCGCCCTGGCCTACACGGGCAGCCCAGAGGGCATCCCAGAGCTCAAGCGCTCTGCCGACGTCGCCCAGGCCGAGCTCAACCGGCGGGAGCGGGTCTGGGCTCGATCGCGGGCCCGCGCCGGGCGGCCGACGAGGTACAAATAGCCATGCCCCAGTTCTTCAATCACTGCGCCGGATGCGGCGGCGTGCGGCGGCCGTTCGAGCGGCTGCCCGAGGGCTTTGCCGAGTGCTCGTGCCCCGCCGACCTGGAGGTCGAGGCGCTGCGGAGGATGAGCCGGAGGCTGATCGGATGAGTGACACCTACCGCGCGTTCTTCGCAGTGCCGATGCAGGCCGCCGTTCGGCCCTTCGAGGGCAGATGGGCTGCCTCGTGGAAGATGTTCACCGCATACGGGGACACCCCGGAGGATGCGGTGGATGCGTTACGGCGGATCGTCGAGCGCCACTACGGCGCCGAGATTTCGTGCGGGCGGTGCGGGCGGCTCCGATCGTCGTCGAACATGGAGCGATGCCCAGGCTGCGGGGCGGCGGAGTGGCGCCTGCACCGGGCTGGGTTGCGAGGATCACTTGTGGCATCCGTCGCAGCCGCAAACCTCGGGCCCGGCCATTCTGATACCGGACCTCACAGCGGGCGAGAAGGCGAAGATCGTGGCGGCAATCCTGCCCGGCGAAGAATAGAGCTACCTGCGCGGACCGCGCAGCGCTGCCCCACCGCCACGCCGTCGCTGCCCCGTCGCCCGTCGCCCGACCTTCTGCAGGCGCGCGAGCCGCTGGGCGACCTGCCCCGGAGGGGCGTCCTCGTCCAGCCAGTCGGAGAGCGCCTCGAGCACCTCGGAGACGTCCGGGCGGACGCCCGCCTCGATCTGGTCCGCCAGGTCGGTGAACCCGGCCGCGCGGAGGTCGTCAGACGCCTGCTCGGCGGCGGCGACGTCGGGGAACTGGATGGGGACGATGGCGGCCATGCGCTGCCAGTATGCCAGCGGTCGATCGCGGTCGCCAGTCAGTCGCCCAGCCGGGCCTCGCCGTCGCCGGAGGCGTAGCGGAGCTCGTGGCGCTCCTCGACGATATCGTCCCGGCGTGCGGGCCTGATCGGGTCGGTCGGCGCCTGCTCTCTGCGCTGGGCGGCCAGGAGCTCGTCCACGCGCGCGTCGAGGCGCCCGAACAGCTCCGCGGTGCGCTGGCTCGCCGCCGTCCTGGCCGCGGTCTCCGCCGTGATAGCGCCCAGAATCTTCTCCCCTGCCTCTGAGATCTTCGTCGCCATGTCGGCGAGGCCGGTGCGCAGGGCCTTCACCTCGCTGTAGACGACCCATGCGAACAGACCCATGCCGCCGAGGTTGATGAAGTCGCTTACCTGCATCGACACTCCCTCCATTGCTACGCCCTCAGCTCGAAGTGCATCGGGTCGACGAACGTGTGGTCCGCGGCCTCGCCGTCGCCGTCCCAGTCGCCGCCCCATCGGAACCCGGCCGAGCAGAACGCCCGGACGAACGCCATCGGCAGGCCCTCCGGCCAGACGTCGCGCCACTCGATACTCCCCGGCTTCGGTGCCTGCCCGCGCGCGAAGTATCGCCCCCGGTTCAGCGGTGCGTCGATGTCGATGGCGGCGCCCCATGCGTGGACACTAAGGGGCCGCGTCGCGTCGTGGCGCTGGTGGCGGAAGGCGAAGGCCCAGGCCCGGCCCACCTCGAGGTCGGGGCAGGCGATGAACCCTCGGCGGAAGCCCTCGCGGAAGTAGGGCTCCGCCAGGCGGTGGCCGTCGAAGGGGTTGATGCCCGGGATCCGAATCCGCGCGATTGACCGCCGCCGCCATCGGCGATCGACCTTGCCGGCCCCCGGGTTGCCCAGGAGCTCGTAAAGGTCGCGCCGTGAGCGCGGCAGGCGCTCCAGAGGGCCCTCGAAGGGCGTCCACCCGCCGGGGGGCTCGGTGAGCCTGGGCGACTCCGGCGGCGCGTACTGTACGCGCCAGAGCTTCACAGGTTGCCGAGGCGTGCGTGGTTCGCCACGCGGGCATCCTCGCCGCGAGACAGCGCGAGGGATACGATCGCGGCGATGGCTGCGTCTAGCAGCGTGCCCCACCCGAGGTTCACGACCATGAGGTCATTGCCGAAGGCGACGAGCGCAGCGGTGGCGGCGGTAAAGACGTAGCCCCCCGCCGCGGTCTTGAAAAAGTCTCCCAGGAGCCACGCGGGTAGCCGGGCGAGTCGTCGGCGGAGGACTTTGACGAGCATCAAGACCAGGAGGCCGAGGGCGGCGCCCCACCCCTTCGCCTTCTGGACGCCCTGAAGCTCCGCCAGCGCGCCGGCCGGGTCTTCCGTCGGGTCTGTGACGTCCTCGAGCTCGTCGCCCTGGGCGGCGTCCTGCGCGACCTCCGGCGACGTGCCAATCCCGATCTCGCTGGGTCCGGCGTCGGCCTCGAGCTCGACCGCGGGCGGGTCGGCGACCTCCTGCGCGGACACGGGCCCGGCGGTGGCGATGAGCGCGGCGAGAACAGGGGCGGCAAGGAGTCGTGATCGAATCATGGTGCGGTACCTCCGTGAGGCCCCACACCGATCACGGGCCCGCCGAATGTGTCAAGGGGCGGTCGGTGAGGGGCCCGGGGAGACGAGCGAGCACTGGAGCCACGCGTCCGTGCTCCAGTCGTCGAGGGCACCGATGATCACCAGGACGTCGCGCCACTGGGCCGGCGTCAGAGCGTAGCGCCGCTGGGGGTCGCCGGGCTCGCCGACGCGCGAAGGCGTGGGCAGCTCTGGGAGGTCGGTTGGCTCCGGCCCCGTCGCCGGTGGCGCCTTCTCAAGGCACGCCAGCGGGGGGAGTCTCACGGTCCGAACTACCGGCACCGTCTCGACCGCGGGCGAGTTGCGCTTGCAGCAGCCGGAGCTCGCGATCGAGCTCGCTATCGCCAGGAGTAGGATCGGCGCGGAGGTCCGCGCGGCGGCGTTCGTTCTGGTCAATGGCTGCCTCCAGCTGCCGGGCTGCGCGGGCCCGGAATTCCTCGTGGCGACGCTCGAGCTCGTCCAAGTCCTCGACCAGCACAGCGTTCGCCATGGCCAGCTCGGCGCGGACCTCGCGCTCGTCGGCCAGGTCGGCGACGGCTCGGCGCGCTCGGCGCTCGGACTCGTCCCGCCGGCCATCCATCCGCCAGGCGAACGCGACAGCCCCCGCGGCGGTGGCCAGGGACGCCAGGGCGACGCCAGCGAGGGCCCAGACCTCCACGGCTACACCACTTCCCAGCGGTCCATCGTGCCGACGAAGGGCATCGACGAGCCGGCGAACGTGTAGGCCAGGAAGCCCACGCGGCACGTCGCCGCGAACGTGGGCAGCTGAAACTGTGCCTCGGTGCAGCGCGTCCAGGTCGTCCCGCCCGGCTGGCGGAAGTAGAACTCCACCTCATTCGACGCGGTACCGACGATCCGAAGGTCGAGGCGTCCCAGGGGAGCGACGTTCGCCCCGCCGTCGACGATGTTGTTCGTCCCGGTGCCGGGGCTGTTCTTCTGTTCGTAGGTGTAATTGGTCCCGCCGCGGTGGCCGACGAAGCAGCCCCGGTACTCGAGCGAGCCGAGGGTGAGGCCGTGGACGAGAACGCCGCTGAACATCCACGGACTGGCGATCGTGTCCGTCCCGGGGATGGGCGCCGTCTGGGAGTCGCCGGTCTTCCCGATGCCGATGTTGTGGGCGATGCGCTCGAACGGGAACGCGACCGGCGCCGCCTCGAAAACCGCGTGGCCGTCGTCGGTGAGGTACCAGAGCGTCTTGTCGCCGGTGTTGTCGTCGACGACGATCCGGGAACGGCCGCCCCGCTGCTCTCGCGTGGTGTGGACGGACGGCTGGTACTCAGACCAGATCGCCGGGTTGAACGGCGCGCCGTCGGAGCCGTTGAAGAGGTCGCCCGCGGGACCGCCGCCGCCGCCTCCACCGCCGCCAGCCAGGCCGGCGAGCCCCCGCACGAGGCCCGGCTTTACGCCGGTGATGATGCCGCTGTCGATGCCCACGCCGGGGACCCCTACGAGCCCAGGGCGCCGTCGGTGATGAGCATGTCGCAGTCAGCGGACGCGACGATGACGAGCCGGGCGCGGGTCTGCCGCACGTTCTGCAGGTTCACCAGCTCGGCACCAGCCGCCGCGCCAGCCGGCCCCGTGATCGACTCGCCCGAGTCCACCCAGCCGTAGTCTTCGCCGGCGGCGTCAGCCGGAGCGACCGAAGCGGGTGCGGAGGTCAGCTGCAGGGCGATCGACGACACGTTGGAGGTGCCATCCCGCCAGGCGATTTGCAGGCCGATCGCGCTCCCGTAGACCGGGACGGGCACGTACTGCGTGTTCCCGTTCAGGATCGTGCCGTCGAACAGTGTCATGCCCATGCCCGGCAGAGCGATCACGCGCCGCCAAGGGTGTCAAGGCCGGCCCCTACGGCTTGCGGACGCGAACTCTCACCCCGTAGATATTAACGGGGTTGTTCAACCCGGCCGAGTCGTAGGCGGTCAGCCAAATCCGGCCGGCGCGTGATGCAACGACGGTATGGGGGAACTGAGACCCTCCGCCACCACCATCCATCAGGACGCTGAAATCTCCGTTTGCCTGGGAGGCGATGGCGGCCTGAATAAACCCGCCGGCGGTGTAGGCCGCAAACGCGGCGTTTGTCGTAGACTGCGCGCCGTCGTTCTCGCCAAAGAGCTCGACCTCCGTGATGACGGAACCTGCAGGCGCTATTCCGCCCAGACCGAAAGTAACCTGGCCGCCGGCCACAGCCATACGAATGTATGGCTCGTCGCCAACGGCTGGGTGCTCGAACGTGACGTTGCCGTCCAGCTGCGCGTCCTCCGCCGCGAGCCAGTAGTCGACTTCGCCGTGGCTCTTGGCGATGATTTTGTCCTGGAGATCGTTCAGATCCGCGGACTTTACTTGCGAGACGCCCGCCGCGTAGGTGGTGTTTCGACTGTCGGGAAGCGGCATCTCAGACTCCTATGATGTCTCGGTCGCAGAGGCTCTCGGGGTCGTCGCAGATCATGGCGACGGACTCGATTACGTGGCCCCGCGTGTGTGAATGGCTGATCGTGTCGACGATGGCCTGCGCCTCGGCGACGTCGTAGGTCCCAGGGAGCGACGGGTCTCGATAGATGAAGAACCGGTAGACCTCGCTCGAGTCGCCGGTCGACGCCGCCTCCGCGGCGGAGATCTCGATGACCTCGACGTCGGCCGGGTCCAGGCCGAGAACGGACGCCAGCGTCGACTGATAGTCGGCGGGCCGAACGCGCGGGCGCTTGACCAGGTGCGAGACGATTCGCGCGCGGCGCTCCGCGTCGGTGCCGTCGGACGACAGGCCGAGCTCGCGCTCGAACTCCGGCAGCAGCTCGGTGGCCGTCCTCGGGTCGGACTCGTCGATGAGGTCCTTCGCGCGACCGCCAACCCGCTCGAGCTCGTCGCCGGCCCCCAGGAAGACGCGCGACAGGATGCCCGCCACCTCGAGCCGCCAGATGCGGCCCGGCGGGAGGAGCTTCTTCATCACGCGCGCGTACGCCGCCGCCGACAGCGGGACGACCCCGGTCGGGTTCTCGGCGCCCAGGCCGACGTTGTAGAACCACGACGTCATGCGATCCGCGCCCCTCGCTCATCGACCGCCACGGCCTGGAAGCGCACCGCGCCCGGCGGCCAGTTGCCGTCGCGCGTGATGGCGTAGCGGTAGCCGGTTGAGATGGCGGTCCGCGAGCCGGCGAACGGCCGGAGGATGGCCCCGTCCCGCGCGACGAGTACTTGCGCACCTCCGGGCTCCGAGAAGAACAGCTCGACGAGTTGCAGAGTTCGGCCCGCGGTGACGTCGACCGTGACCACGCCATCGGGCTCCAGGCTCCCGCCCTCGCCAGGGCTCACCACGGTTACCTCCGGGCGGTCGTTCTGGGCGTCGAAGCCGAGGTAGCGCGGCGTGCGCGCTGCCCCGAGATCGATAACGCCCGCGACCTGGTCGCCGCTGGCAGGCCTGTCGAACCGGTACAGCCCCTTGCCGAGCTCGGTAATCGATGGCTGTGACTGGTCCGCACCGTCGCTCACGCGCTTGTAGGTCGACCATGTCGGCGAGATTCCAGCCACCGGCGCAGGGTCGAAGGCCCCGAACACCTCCACGGTACGAGCGCGGGCGACCAAATAGCGATGGCTGCTGTCCACAGTCGCCCCGAGGTCGAGGATCCCGCAGAAGTCGATCTCTTCCAGCCCGCTGGACACTAGGGGGCGCTCGAAGGCGTAAAGCCCGCCGCCCACGTCAACGATCGTGGGCCCGTCCGGCTCGAACACCCCCTCGCCGACTGCGACCAGCTGCTCGTCCCCGGTGATCGCGTCGTAAACGCAATGCCACTCGGGCTCCAGGCCCGCGGTCGGCGCGCCGCCGACGTAGCCGGTGAACACCTCGCTCACGCGGCCCACCCCCGGATCTTCGCGTAGCTGTTCTCGGCCGTGACGGTGACATTGACCGGCCCGGCGGTCATTCGCAGCTGGGCGTAGTACGTGGTCGACGAGGCGTCCACGGTCGCGGAGGCGACCATCTGGCTCGAGGCCGAAACGCTGCGGTTCTCGTCCTGGGATAGCCCGGTCGAGCCGACGTACGCACCTCCCGTGTCGCTGCCCGACGTGACCCGCAGGTACCAGCGGCACTTTGCCAGATCGTTGAAACCGTTGACCTGGCGGACGGCCGCCTCGAGATCGAAGTACCCGCCCGTCAGGATGGCCTCGTACTGGCCAGACGTCGCCCAGGTAATGCCGTGGATCAGGTCGCCGGCGTCGAAGGGGACCGGGTCGCCGACTGCCGACACCACCGCGTCACCGGAGAGCGTCCGGTTCGCCAGAGCGATCAGGCCGTTGCCACCGCCACCACCGCCCCCGGGGCCTGGAAAGATCAGGCTCACGAGAACGTCACCGTCCCCAGCACGGCGAGCTCCCCGAGTGCAGGGACGACGTTCGCCGATGGACTGTTGAGTGTGTAGTCGCCGTCGCCGACCGCGACGCCGATTGCCGTCTGGATCTGCGTGAGCGGGATGGTTCCGCTGCCGGCCCCGTCGCCGGGCTCCGCCTCACGCGTTAGCAGGTCCTCGAGCGCCGCTTCCACGGCGGTCTGGATGGCCGCGGTGTCGGGCGAAAGCTCGATGTCGAAGTCCACGTCGAGCTGGACCGGCGCCTCGGCCGTCACCTCGGCCGTCACCGGCCGCTCGCTGTCCAGCTTCGTCTGGACGTCCGTCACCTCTCCCGCGCTCGGAAAGATGGGCGACTCGCCGTCGCGGACGAACCGGACGACCACCGTCCCCAGGCCGTTCTCGTGGCGGAACACCCACGCCCGGGTGACGCCTGGCACCTCGAGCGCCCACGCCACGTAGTCCTGGTCGCTGCCGCCCGTCGGCGGCTCGCGGAGACGCAGGAGGAACCGCTGGCGCAGCTGCTCGGTGGTCTCCTCGTCCACGCCGCCGGTAAGCCCGCCGCCGGAGCCGTCGTCGTCGATCGTGATCGTCGAGTCGATGCCGGCCACCGGGCTCTCGAACGTGAGGGTCTCGGCGGGGTCCAGATTGCCGTCGGCGCCGGCCTCGGTGGCCTGGATGGAAACCGTCGTGGTGCCGCCAGAGATTGCCGCGCTGTCGGCCGTCGCCGTGTACGTGGCGCCGTCGTCGCGGACGAACACCGTCCCCGAGGAGACGATCAGGCCGTTGGTTCCGGTGGCTGTCGCAGTCCCGTCGGCAAACGAGGCCGGGGTCTTCGTGATGTCCCACAGGCTGGCGCGCCGGGACAAGAACGGCTCCTCCGCGGTGTCGCCGAAGAGCTGCTCCGCCAGCCAGTCGAGGTGGCCGTGGAGCATGTGGACCGAGCCGGTCCAGACCGCCGCCAGCACGTCCGCCATCGCGCGACGCACCAGGGCGCCGGAGATGCCGAGCCGGGACCGGAAGTCCTCGCGGATACGCGTGAGCAACTCGGCGAGAGTTGGCCTTTCAAACGGCATTGGCCTCGCCCTCCCAGACGTGCGCGAATTCGAACTCCGCGGGGTCCACGTTCGGCCGCTCGATGACGACGCGCTCGCGAATCATTTTCCCGGGGCTGGCGTCCTCGATGACGACCGTGACGTCCACGGCCGCGGCCACGCCGTCGTCGATCAGCCACTGGAGTGCCTCCTCGTCGTACTGGCGCAGCAGCCGCGCCGAGTCCGGCCGGAGCTTCCCGCGGTCCGTCACCAGCCACCGGCGAGAGCCGATCTTGTCGTTGGGCTGCTCGGCGAGCTCGTCCGCCCACCAGCCGCGCCGGTCTCCGTCCGCAACGGGGTCGCCCTCCTGCGCTCGGGCGTCGCAAAACAGGCTCAGGAACACAGCGGTGCGCAACCCGTCGTCGGCCACCAGGTCGTCATCGCGGACCACCATGTCCGCGAAGTACCCGCCGATCGGTCCGAGCTCGAGCGCGAAGTCACCCACCACTCGGCCAGGATCACGGCCCCCGGGCCGAGTCAACTCCGGCTACTCGGCCTTGAACTTCGTCGTCCCCGCCGGCGTCCAGCTGGACAGCGCTGTCTGGAGCGCCGCGCCGCCGTCCTGGGCGACGGGTACCCAGTTGGTGAAGATGTCCTTCAGATCCTGCAGGCTCTCCAGCGTCGCCACCTCGGCGGCGGAGCCAGACCGCGACCGGGCCTCGATCGTGCCGTCGTTCTTCAGAATCACGAGGGAGTCGGCGTTGTAGATCGCGGTCTCCCCCTCCTCCAGGCCGGTGATGCGGCTCGCGCGGTGGCCGGTCGCTATGACCAGAGGCCGGGCCCGGTCGCCGTTGGGGAATAGGACCACTGCCTCGCCGCCGAGGGGGACCGAGCTGCTGAACCCGTAGGCCTGGAAGTGCTCCGCGTCGTCCACCGTCTCGCCGGCCATGACGCCGAGCTGGATGGTCTGCAGTCCGCCGCTGTCGTTGACGCGGGACACGACGGCCCGGGCGATTGCGTTGGCTAGCCGGGTCTCGACCGGCCGCAGCATTGCGCGCACCTGGCGCGCCCATTCCTTGGGAATCACAGTGCGCCTCCCGCCAGCTCTTTCCAGCTGGTCCCGCCACCGCCGGACCTCACCACCGCCGCCGGCTCCGGTGTGAACGCGTCCGGCCGGACAAGCGTTAGCCGCGTGAACGTCCCGCGGTTGGTCCGCTCGATGGCCGCTTCGGCGATCAGCATCTCGCCGTCGATGCCCAGCGTCTGGGACCGGACCGCGGTTATCGCGTTGACCGGCCACAGTGCGCCGCTCGTCTGGCGTGCGCCCTGGACGACGACGCTCACCGAGTCGCCCGTGGCTGCACGCGTGCGCGCCTCCCAGTCGGCCCGGCGCCTAGCGTAGGCCAGCGTGGCCCCGGCCTGCGGTCGCACGACCAGGACGCGGCTCTCTCGCCGCACGGACTCATCTACGGCCTCACCGATGACGCGTGTCGCCTCGCCGCTGGCGTTGTCGGTCCCGGCCGGCTGGGTCAGGACCACGTAGCGGCGGAAGCGCTCGGACGCGCGGAAGTCAGCTGCGCCGCCGACCATGTTGCGACCCTCCACCAAGGCCTCCGCGCGCTCGGCGCCCGTCCGGGTGATGACGATGCCGCCGGCGTTGTCCGAGACCAGCAAGACGCCCGCGTCCCTGGCGGCGCGCTGTATGACGTCGAATGGCGAGTCTCCGGGGCTGATGGCGATCTTGGCGACAGGCTCCGGCACCGACACGCCGCGCTGGACGGAAACCGACACGCCGTGCGGCGCGGCGAGCTCGGTGGCGATGTCCACGATGGTCTTCGCCTTGTACGACCAGGGCGGGCCGAGGGCCGAGTTTTCGACGAGCTCGGCTGCGCGGTCCGCGCCCTGTACGCCCAGGTCGCGCTGGCCCGGCGAGAACGACCGGCTCACCTGCCCCACGTATCCGAGGATCAGTGTCTCGCCGTCTACGCGGACCTCGCACTCGTCCTCCTCGGCGATGCGCCGCGGCTCCGGCTGCTCTGCCCACTTGTCCGAGACCGTCAGGGCAAACGAGCCGAACGCCGTCATGGACCTGCTCACCTGGACGGACTTCCATCCGCCGAACGCTCGCCCGTTGACCAGGAGCTCGAACTCAGCCATCGCTGAGCACCTCGAGCACTCCACTTAGGACCGCCGGGTGCTGTGCGCCGTTGCGGTCGACGATCTCCTGCTCTCGCGCCACCGCGCCGTAGAGCTGGTAGCTCAGGACCAGCGAGGGCACCGGGCTCCGCCGCTCGATGCGGACGATACGCGCGAGGGCACGGTCTCCCGGCACGGCGCGCGTCACCGCCGACCGCAGGAGCGACAGGGCCGGGAACGCGGCGTCGCCGGCGACCTGGAGTTGCTCGTCGATGGCGGCCACGACCTCGGCCCGCTTGGCCTTCGCCTCGTCCACGGTCTCGAACGGCACCGAGGGGAGAAGGCGCGCCGCTTCGATCACCAGGGTCTGGCGGAGAGCTGCGGTGATTGCCTGCTGGTTCAGTCGCTCTTGGACGCGCTGGGCGGTCGAGCCGACGACCTCCGCGAGGGGCGCGACGGAGTAGGCCTCCAGGAACGCGTCCACGATGCGCAGGGGCGCCGTCAGGGCTGTCTCGGCCACGGCGCCAGCCACCGTGAGAAAGGCTCCCAGCGTCGCCGAGGGGCTGCGGATGAGGGTCCCCGCCTGGCCGATCAGCGACTGCGTCTCGGCATCCAGGCGCGCGAGCTCCTGGGTCGCGAGGTTGACCCGGCTCAGCGCGCTGCGCAGTCCACGCGTCCGCTGCTCGAGCTCGCCGGAAAGGCTCGTCACCGCGTAGGCCGGCGCGTCGCTGGCGTCGTAGCCGGCTTCGAACTCCTCGGAGACCGCTGCAGCCGCCTCCACCGCAGACGTATCCACCGCCCCCACGAGGTCGGACACCTCGACCGGCGAGACCGGGGCCGCCGGGGCGCGGATGAACCGGATGGAGAACATCGCCATCCCGCCGTCGGTGACGGTCTCGCGGACCGTGAGCGAATCGCAGGCGCACCGGAGGACGCCGTAGTAGGGGTGGACGAGTTCGGCCGGGCCGGCGACGTCCTCGAGCGCGGCCAGGAGCCTGTCCCGCTGGGCGAGGTAGTCGTCCCCGATGACGTAGCCCTCGATGGCGAACGGGCGAGGCGCCCGCCCGAGGTCCTCCACGTACGGGTCATCCCGGCCGGCGAACTCGTGCACGACCAGGCGCCGGCCGCCGACGCGGTCGCTCTGCTGGACGAAGAACGGCACGCCCCGGAAGGACGCGCCGATGAGCTCGCGCCCGTCGTCGAGAGTGACTCGCTGTAGGTCGTCTCGCCAGGTCACGGGGTCGCCAGCTGGTATCCGAGGGTGTAGTCGACGCCGCCGCCTCGCGGGTCCACCTGGACGCGAGAGCCGGGCGGGGCGCCGGTGATATCGAGCTGCACGCGCGACGACTCACCACCGCCGAGGCCCAGCGCGGCGGTGAGGTTCTGCACCACCGCCACGTCGTCCGGGTTGCTCGGGTCGAAGTCCTTGATCGCGGGTACGTCGTCGGAGAACGGGTTTAGCGCGTTGGCGATGCGGCCGGGCGCGCCCACCACCAGGTCGACCGCCCCGGAGATGCCGTCGATGATTCCCTGGATCTTGCCCCAAGCCCACTCGAACACGCCCACGATGCCGTCCCAGAGGCCCGAGAAGAACGACCCGATCGGCTCCCACGCCTCCGTGACCGACTTCTTCATCCCGCGCCATACGTCGTCGAGCCAGCTCGCGATCTGGTCCCAGCCCTCGTAGAGCTGGTAGCCGATGCTGATCAGTCCCGCGATGCCAACGGTGATGAGGCCGATCGGGGTCGCGAGCAGGACCTTGCCCAGGTTCGCGACAGCGAGCAGCAGCTTGCCCCCGAGGATGCCGGCCAGGACCTTCGCCGCGCCGCTCACGCCGCCGATGAAGTCCCACACCGGCTTGATGGCGTCGCCCAGGCGCCGGAGACCGTCCTGTAGCGCCTGGATTCGGTCGGGGAGCTTCTCGCCGAACTCTCGGACCCACTCGGTGATCTGCCCGCGGTTCTCCTTTAGGAAGCCCTGGAACTCCTTCGATAGGTCGACGAATGCCGGCGCCAGCCCCTGGAGGATCGACGCCTTCACGCCCATGAAGGCAGCGTCGATGTTGGCGAACTCATCCGCCATCGCCTCGGCCGATCGGGCGCCCTCCTCTTGCGGGCCCGCGAGCTCGGCGAACTCGTCGCGCAGAGCCTGTATTCCGTCCGGCCCTTCGGCAAAGAGGTTCAGCAGCGACTGACCCGACCGGCCAAACGCCGCCGCCGCGAGCGCCGCACGCTTCGCCGGGTCCTCGACCTTACCCATCGCACGCGAAAGCAGGTCGAACGCCTCCTCGTTGCTCTTGGCACCCTTGAGCTGGCGCAGCAGAGCCGGGGACGCCTTGTTCAAGAACGTGGTGAGACTGCCGGTGCCGGCCTTCGCCTCGCCCAGGCGCTTGGAGAAGCCCTCCATCGCGCTGTCGAACCGGGCCATCTCGGTGCCCGACCGCTCCGCCGCGAATCGCAGCTGGGCGTAGCCGTCGACCGTCAGCCCGATGCGGTCGGCCTTCTTCGCGAGGTCGTCGCCCGCGGTAATCATGTCCTTGATAGCGGCCGTGCTGAGCCCCGCCGCCACGGCGATGCCGCCGACCGCAAGGCCCGCCGTCCGGGCCGCCGAGCCGACGCCGCGCAGCGCGCCGCCGAGCTGCGGGAGCCCGCCGGCCTTCGCCATCGTGCGGAACCGGCGGTTCACCCGGTCCAGCGGACGCTGGAGGTTCCGGATCTGCCCCGTTACGTGCCGAAGTCCTGCGGTGGCCTTATCGACCGTCCGCAGGACCAGACTCAGGGGATATTCCTTACCTCTTGGCATTCAGCACCGCTTCCGCCCACTTGCCCCAGTACTGGAGCTCGGTCAGCTCCATCGCCCAGATCTCAGAGGGCGGGGTCTTGAAGACCAGGGCTATTCGGGGGATCCAGCGTTCCCAGTCGCCGGCTCTGACCCAAGGTCCAAAAAACCGACGACGATCGCCTCCACGGCCCGGAGGTCCGGCAGGCTCATCTGCTTGAGCAGCCCTTCGGGGTGGCCGGTGAGGCGCGCCGCGACCTGGAGGATCTGGGTCACCTTGTCGTCGGACAAGTCGCACAGGTCGCCAGCGCGGGCCTTGCGGAACTCCAGCGACTCGGCGCGCATCTTCCCTAGCTCGATCGGCTCCTCGAGATCGTGCACCTCGACAATGACGCGTTCTTTGCCCATCAGACCGGCACCTCTTCGCCCTCGCCGGACTCGAACCGGACGGGGATGTTGCCCTCTTCGGTGTTGCCGGAGCCCTCGCCGGCAAAGTAGGCGTCGTAGAGCGCGACCATCTTGCCGTTGGGCAGGTCGAGCGTAACGGTCGCGTTGCGGATGGTCGTTAGATCGCGAAGGTCGATCGTTCCGTCGTCCGTGATCTCGCCCTCGATGAACGAGACTTGCGGCGTCTCCTTGAAGCCGTGGACCGTGTCCGTGCCCACGACGGCCTCGCGCATCGGCGACCCGATGTTGTAGCCGAACGAGCCCTTGGCTCGGTAGCCCTGGCCGTTGACCTGGAATGCGATGATTCCGCCTACTCGATTCATGGCGTGCGCTCCTTACAGCCGGAACCCGAACTGGGTCGCGGTAACGATGAGTTGGTTGATTAGGTCCGGCGGTAGAAGCACGTCGAGCCGGTTCGGGTCCGCCTGGTTGCGCGCCACGATCAGGTCCGTCTTGAACTGCTCGAAGCCCTCCACGAGGCCCTCGCGCTCCATCTGGCGGAACCAGCCGAGCGCCTCGGCCTTGCCCAGCTTCGGCGTCATGACCGCCTGGCCCGGGCCGATACGGGTGCCGTCGTTCGCCAGTTTGTGGCGCGGGTACTTGGTCAGGATGCGCTGGCGCCACGAGTAGCGCAGGTACATCAGCGTGAACATCGTGGCCGCGTCCAGATACGCGGTGTCCGCCGCGCCAGCGCTGTTCGTCTGGTACGTCGTGATGAGCCGCGAGATCTGGACCACGTCCCCGCCGCCGACCTGAGTGGTCGCGATGCCGTCGAACAGCAGGCTGTTGAGCTCGCTGATGGTGAACCGGTCGGTCTCCGCCGGGGCCAGAGTCCGGGTCAGCGGAAGCGTCTGGAGCGGGCGGGCCGGGTCGGCCTGGGCGTAGCGGGCGGCGACGCCCGCCACCTGGCACGCGTGCTCCATCGGCGGCGTGAGCGGGTTCTCCCCGGGCTGCGCCACGATGCAGTTGTGCGGGCTGTTCCGGCCGTTGCCGAGGGTCGCCAGATTGGCCAGCGTGTCGGCCGCCGACGTGATGGCCACGCCGTCGATCATGCGCATCGGCCCGAACCGGCTCGCGAGCTCGTTCTCGATGGCCGTGAGGTTCGTGGCGTCCGTGTACGGGTGCGCGAGCACGTTGTACCAGGTGTCGCCCATCGCCGCGATCAGCGTCGTAAGCGCCGGGTTCCCCGCGCCGCTGGACATCGCGCCGTAGGTGAGGCCGACGCCCGCTGGGAGCTGCTCGCCGTCGCGGTAGCTGTCCCGCATGTCGTAGTAGTTGCCCACCTCGCCGGCGTGGCGGAACGTGATGTCAACCTGGGTGTCGTCGCCGCCGTTGACGGCCGCGGTGATGGGCAGGTCGGCCGCCGCGGTGATGGCCGCCACGATGGCGGTCGCCACGTCGCTGTCGGCATCGCCGCTCGAGACCGCGACGGTAATGCGCTCGCCTCCGAGGTAGAGCGCGATCGTGCCGTCGGCAGTGGCCGGGCCCGACGCGGTGATGGTCCCGGTCGCCGCGGTACCGCCGCCGTCGTCGGCCAGGGTGCCGATGTAGACCTCGGTGAGCTTGTTGACGTCGAACCACGCGATCGCCTGGCGATGCAGCATCGACCCACGCCCCGCAAGCGCGATGACCTGCTCGACGTTCGTGACGCGGTGCAGCTCGTTGGCGCTCGCCGAGCCCGCCGACAGGAGCTGGCCGATGATGATCGCGCGGTAGTTCAGGAGCGCGGGCCCCTGGGACGCCTGCGACGCGTCGATCTCCGCCGCGACGAACGGCACCCGCAGCGAGTTGGGGATTTCGTTGAAGCTGATGGTCATGGCTTACTCCTCGGTCGCCGTCGGCGGCGCTGGGGTCTTCTTGCGGGTGGCGCGCTTCTTCTTGGGCTTCGGCGCGTCGGTGGCGGGCTCTGCGAGCTCTTCGCCCTCCGGCTCCGAGGGCTTCTCGGTCGCCGTCGGCGGCGCCGGCGCCGGGGGAGCGACCTCGGTGCAGTCCTTGTGCATGCAGCGCCGCGTCCAGTGGGTGTTACGCGGCACCCAGCCGCCCTCCTCAGGGAGGATCTGCCGCGTCACCGGGTCGCGCAGGACCAGGCCGGGCTTGCTGGGGACAACGAACATCTTCTCGGTCTCGCTCATGCTGGGCTCCTCTATGCCGCGTTCACCTTGGCGACCAGTTCGCCTTGGACCTCACTGATCACACCTGCACCCGAGGTGACAACTGGGCCGGCGCCGAGGTTGGAAATTTGTCCGGCCTGGCCCGCCACGAGGTAGTCAATGACGGTGGCCTCACGCGTCGCAGTCGAGCCAAAGGCGTCCGCGGTCCGGATCCACTGGGTCGCCACCGCCCCGGCCTCGAGCTGCAGGCATTGGGGCATCCACGCTCCCTCTCGGGAGCCGAGCACAAGTCGGACAAACGCGAACGTGTCCGTCGCCGTGAATGTGACGCTGTACCGGTCCCATTGCTCCGTGAGGGTCACGGTGGCTTGCTCAATGACCGCGAACACGCCTGTGTCCACGCGGAGATCGATCGTGCTCGCGGGGTCGACGCTGGTTAGCGGGCCCAGCTCCGCGACGGTCGGCTTTCTGAGGTAGGTCGAAAACGTGTACTGCTCGCCGATCGTTAGTCCGGTGACGGTCTGAAAGATCCACCGATCCCCGGTCGTCGATCCCCATGCGATGCGAGACACCGTGTCTCCGAGGGGGCCCGTTACCTCGCCGATGCCAGATCCGCCGGAGGCGTTGACGTCGTCCTCCTGCCACGGGTTCACGAAGCTGAACTCGCCAACGTTGCGCGAGCGGCCTAGCAGATTGGTCGCCGCGGGCGGCACAAGCGCGCCGAACTCGCTGTCATGCGAGAAGGCACCATCCAGCCCGTAGGCGTACTCGTCCGCGTCGAACTCCGTAATCACCGCACCGTCGACGGGGTCGACCTCGGTGACTGCGGTAGCCGGCGAGTCGCGCGCGTACGAGGTCACCTCGTCCGGGGCCTCCGTGCCGTAGAACTCGACGCCGGCGACCACGGTCACCTGGTCCTCGGCCTGCTCGTCCTCCTGGACCTCGTTGGCTAGGTTGTACTGGCCATGCATGGTGATGAACGAGTCGAGGTCGCCATCCTCAGGCACGGCCGGCGAGAACGTGTAGTACGTCGCCGCGTAGGTCATCTGCACGGCGCCGATGAGCCTGCGACCGGCCTCGAGCACCTCGAGCGCCGTGTCCGAGAGAATCAGGCCGAGGCCGCCGACAGCGCCTCCCAGGAGGATGTCCGCGTCCAGCGCTGTCTCGATCTCCAGCGCCAGGTCGTCCATCGCGTCCTCGATGTTGGTCGCGGCGTCCGGGGCCTCGGTCCACGCCTCGACGACGATGGTCGGGTTGCGCGTGAGCTCGCGCGGGGCCGTCTGGGCGCTGTCCGGGTCCACCGACTCGTCCAGCGTGTAGACGGCGATGGTCGGAAGGTTGTCCAGGCGGGACGGGACGACGCGGGACGGGACGACGTTCGTCCCTGCGGCTGTGTTGCCGCTGAGCGCCGCCGCCACCGCGGCGCGAATCGTCTGCCGGGGGTGGGGCATGCGCGCGCCTAGAAGCTCTCGTGAAGGAGCAGCCGGACTCCGCCGAAGGAGTCATACGGCCGCTCGCGAATCGTGTAGTTCTGCCCGCCGATGGTCAGGGTGGGGTTGGCACTGCCGCTGCGCGGGTCCTCCGGCAGCTTCGCCACCTCGGCGGCCGACAGCCACACCGACAGGGCGTAGTTCTCGACGCCCGCGGTGTTGGGCTCGACCTGGAGCTCGAAGTTGTCGTCGAACACTCCAGAAACGACGACGGGATCGCCGACCTCGGGCGCGTAGGTCACCGGCACCGATCCCAGGTGTCCCAGGACGGCAGCATCGGCGCGCGCAACGAGGTCGGCGAATCCCATCGGTGGTTGGTTCTCTCTGCCCTAGACGCTAGGCGTCGGCGGTCGCGATGCCGTGGAGGCAAAGCTCCAGGGTGGTGTCCGCTGCGAGGGCCGCTGCGACGCACACGCCGATCTCGTGGTCGCCCGTGGTCGCCGCGTTGACGCACTCGCTCGCTCCGTCGTCCCAGAACACCCGCTGGCCCTCGCTGAAGGCATCGCTGGTGTTCTTGGGCAAGGTGACGACGCCGGTCCGGCGACCCTCGAAGGGCTCGCCTTCGGCCGCGTCGGCCATCGCCACGACCAGGAGCTGGCCGATCTTGTAGGCGGTCCCGCCCGTGACGCCGCCGCTCGGGGCGGTGAGCGTGATGATGTCGCCCGGCTGCTTGTAGTTCTGCATCTCTCGTTCCTTCGCTTGAGTTGGCTGTCGGTGGGGCTACCCGGGCTACTGGCCGGCGTCGTAGACGGCTCCGCGGAAGCCGATGGGGTTGACGCCGAAGTCGTGGATCAGGCGCCACTGGAGGGCGAGGACGCGCGGCTCCTCGAACTGCATGAGCATCGGGGTCTCCTGCCCGTTGAGGTACGTGACCTCGAGGACAGACGCCTCGGCCGGGTCGGCGAACAGGTACCGCCGCGTGCCGGAGACGCGCGGGGTGTCGACGATGGTGCGGAACGTGCCGCGCACCGGGTTCGGCGACCGGTCGCCCGTGGTGTCCGGGTCGTCCTCGGCCTCGTTGATTTTGCGGGCCAGGCCGCCGAGCGCGGTGTTGACCAGGAGCACGGCCGGCACGAGCGCTAGGTAGTCGTACCCGGACTCGTCCTGCTGCTCCTTCATGATGACGCGGTTGGCGTCGATGTTCGCCGCGGTAAGCGCGGCGCCGGCGCCAATGTTGTCGTGGTTGGCGTGGAACATCGGGTCGCCGTCCGCCATGTCCGGGCCCGCGCCGCTGTTCTCACCGAGGGTCGAGTAGACGAGCGCCTCGATGGAGCGCGCCGCCGCGCGGCCGAACGCAGCCGGCAGGCGGTTGAAGGCGTCCATGTCGTCGTTGACGAGCGTCTCGCGCGTGACCGACAGGATGTTGCCGCGGGTCTGGACCGAGGCGTTCTCGCGCCGGCCGTCCGGGACGGCGGTGTTGCGCACCTCGCCGGCCTCGTTGACGATCTCGAGGTTCGCGATCGAGCCGACCCGGATGCGCGGGCTCTGCCGGAAGTCGGGGACCGACCCGGTCGAGCAGAAGTTCCGCCAGGTGTCGCTGGCGATCTCGTGGGCGGCCAGGAGGCGCTTGCCCATGACGTTCTGCAGGACGACGGGAAAGTCGCTGGTCGTGGCCGCCGACCGGCTGAGGGCGACGTCCGCGATCTCCTGCGGCAGCATCCCGCGGGTGCGGACGCCCTGCCGCTCGAGGCTGTCGCGCGCCATGTCGATCAGGCGCATCGAGCGGAATTCGCCGCCGTCGAGGTCGACCGCCTCGCCGGTGCGCTTCGACCACTCCTTGATGTGGCCAACGTTGCCGGCGCGGTGGTGGAGGGCCGCCGCCATGCCGCGGATGCGCTTGTCGCGCGCGTCCTCGCCGGGCTCGATGACCGGCGCCGAGGGCGTCGGGTCGGGATGGTTGCGCTGCGCGCTCGCCCGCTGGTCGATGGCCAGCTTGCGGAAGTCGGCGATGGGGGTGCCGGCGTTGAGGTGCTCGCGGACGAAGTCCTCGTCGAGCTCGAGCGCTCGGCCGGTGTCCATCACCTCGGCGACGCGCTTGCGCTCCGCCGCCGCGGCCTCGGCGCGGACCTTGGACTCGTCGAGGGTGGGCGGGACCGGGGCGGGGTTCGCTCGGGTCTCGTCCGTGGTCGGGTTCGGCGCCGAGTTGTCCGCCGCCTGGTTCTGCTTCGCCATGTTCTGCTCCTGTCGCGAGACGAACTCGCAGGGGTTGGTTTGTGCGGCGTCGCCGCGAGTCCTGGAATCGGCATCGGCGCCAACCGGGACGAAAGACAGTTCGAAGGGCTCCCAGTCCACAGCACGCATCACCGGGATTTCGGCCTCGCCGTCCTCCACGATCTCCATGCTGTAGACCCGGTACCCGACCGAGATGTTGCGGATGATGCCGTCCGCCACGAGCCGGAAGATGCGGTCAGCGTTCTCATCGATCCCCGCCTGCGGGAACCGGAGGACCGCCACGCCCTGGCCGTCCTCGAGCCGGGCGTCCTCGACGACCGCAATCTGGTCGCTCAGCTCCCACTGGTTGTGGGTGTTGAGCACCGGAGCGCCGTTCTGGAGGCGCTCCATGCGGACGTGCGCCGGGTCGAGCGAGAGCTCCTCGTAGTAGCGGTCGAATCCGCCTCGAAGAACCCGGGCGCCCGTCGTCCAGACCACCTCTACGGTCCGCGCCTCCTCGTTCAGCGAGCCGGGAGACAGGGCCATGCGCTTCGTCAGCGGCCCAATTTCGCGGGTCTTGCGGTTCTTCGCCATGCTCGAAGGTCTCGATCACGGCACTAACCGGCCTGTCAAGACCTTGCGCGGCGGCTACCCGTCGCCGTCCGCGGCGTCCTCGTCCTCGTCCGGCTCGCCTTCGCCGTCGGCGCTGTCTTCCTGGGCCTCTTCCTCGCCGTCGTCGCCGCCGGCGCTGGGCTGCTCCTGGCCGGTGATGGCGACTGCGCGCGGGTCGGAGTCCAGCTTGATATCGAGCTCGTCGAGGAGGGCGTTCGTCTCCGCAATCTCGCGGAGCTGCTCCTCCGGGTCATAGCCGCGCTCGGCGATGGCCTGGGCGAGCGTCATCACGCCGGACCGGATGAGCTCCTTGTACGCCTTGCCTTCCTTGTCCGGCTCGAGCATCGGGATGGGCGGCGCCGCCCAGTCCACCGTCGGCACCACGCGCCAGCCGCGGAGGCCGGCGTGGTAGCTCATCACCCAGTCCCAGACCGGGGCGCAAAGCTGCGGGATCAGCATGTTGTTGCGCCAGTCCCAGACGTTCGCCCAGTGGGCAAGCCGGGCCATGCGGGCGGAGCTGAAGTTGACCTTGGAGTAGTCGCCCGTCATGTCCTCGTAGGTGATGCCGATAGACGATGCGATGCGCCGGAGCGTCGTGGTCGAGAACGAGTCGTGGTCGGCGGTGGTCGGCGGCGTGCCGAATTTCACCGTCTGGCCGGGCTCGAGGTGGGTGATCTGCCCGGGCTCGAGCTTCACCTGGTCGAGGTTGTCCTCGTCGAGCTCGCCGAGCGCCTCCGCCTCACCGTTCAGGTCCTCGACGAACACCGCGTAGCAGGCCGCGATCTTCTTCGCGACCAGGGTCGCGTCGTCGTAGTCGTCGTAGTCGTTCAGCTTCGCGATGGCCGCGCACAGCCACGAGACGCCGCGGTACTGGCCCGGGCGGTCGGGGCGGTAGATGTGGAGCACGTCCTCGGCGGGGACGCGGCGCGACTTGATGCGCGAGCCCATGGCGGTGAACACGTCCGTGCCGCCGGGGTGCTCCTCGTAGAGCCAGTAGGCCACGCGCCGACCGCGCCGGTCGAACTCGATGCCGTGGCGTACCGCGTTGCCGCTGCCCTGGATCAGGCCGTGGCGGTTCGTGTCGATGTAGTCGGACTCGAGCACCCGCAGCTGTAGCGGGATCTCCATGCCGTAGGACGACGGCGCCGGCTCGCGGAGGACCAGGCACTCGCCGGACTCGACGACCGCCTCCATCACCTGGCGCTGGATGCCGGTGAACGGCAGGGCGCCGTCATGGTCGCATTTCAGCGACGTCGCCCAGCGGTTCCACGCCGCCAGCGCGTCGCGGTTTCGCTGCAGCATACCGGGCATGTTGGGCTTTGCCTTGATGCCGCGGCCGACGGTGTTGTTGCCGACCACCTGGATTGCGCGGCGCGCCCAGCCGTTGTTCCGTCGCAGGTCCCGGGCGAAGTTTCGCAGCGTCGCCAGCTGCGGCATCGCCGCCGCGTTGGCGTCCGTCGAGCGGTTCACCCACCCGGCCGTGCGCCGCGAGTTGCCGCCGGCCTTGTAGCTGCGGCGGTGAAGGACCGCCTCGAGCTGAATCCGGGCCTGCTCGCGTCGCAGGGCCCAGCCCGGCGCGACGGCGCCGATCATGCGGTCCAGGAGGTTGCCGGACGGCGCAGCAGGGCCACGCGCAGCGCGCGACACGGGCACCAGGGCGGTTGACTTGCTCACGAGCGGAACCCCTGGGAGAAGCGGGCGCGCCGGTAGCGGCGAGAGCCGTTGACCTCGCGGACCATCTGGCCCAGGAGCTTCCGCATCTCGGCGGTTGACTGGTACGTCACCGTCCGCTGCGGCGGTCCGGCGAAGGTCACGGACAGCACGCCCGTGGCGATCGCCGCCTTGAGCTCGTCAATGTCAGCCTGGGTCCACCCAATCACCGCCTAGCGGAGATCACAGGGGCCCACAGGTGTCAACCGAGCCAGCCCCGACGCGGCTGCAGCCACCCGCCGCCGCCCTTTGCGGGGCGGTTGCGGCCCTCTCGGCGGGCTTCGCGCGGGCGTTGGGCCGCCTTCGCGGGCGCTTGGGCGCCCTTCGTGCCCGCCTTGACCCTGTCGATTCCCATGATCGCGGCGCAGACCCGGTTGATGACCCTGCAGTCGAGCCAGTGGTTTTGTCGCCCGGGCAGGACGTGCCACTCGTGGACCTTCGCCCCGTTGCGCTTGCGCACCGAGACCAGGTGCTCGCCGGTGAGTTGCTTGAAGTACTCGGCGTCGGCCTCGGGGAAGTGGCAGTAGCCCGGCGGCGTCGGCTCGTCGATGCCGGGCTCCAGGCGCAGCCACCCGTAGAGCTCGGCCTTCGCGAGGTCAACACCGATCGGGAACACGCGGTAGCCGCGGCGGATCTTCTTCCCGCCCTTCGTCACGTCGACCACCGTCGCCGACCGGACCAGCACCCGTGCCTCGGAGACGCCTTTCGTTGCGATGACCCGCGAGATGGGCTTCGTCCGGCACCAGGAGTAGACCTGCTGCGTGTTGTAGCCGGAGTCCACACCCATCTTGCGGATCTGCAGCGTCTCGCCGCCCTCCGTCGGCCACGGCCGGTCCAGGAGCTCGTCGAGTTGGCGCCATGTCGCCATGTCCGCGGTGTCGCCGTAGAGCTCGCCGGGCTCGATAGTCCACGACTGCCGGTCGAGGGACCAGCCCACCACCTCGTAGACCAGGCGGTCCTTCTGGACGTCCACGCCGCACGTGAGGAACCGGACGGGCTCCGGGACCACGCCCAGCGGGTACGGCTCCCGCCGCCGGTACAGGCGCTCCCAGCTGGGCGCCTCGCCGCGCGGCTTCCACGTCTCCCCGAGCGTCGTGTTGATAACCGTCTTCAGCGCGTCTGCCCCCTTGCGGCTGGCCTCAACGAACTCGCTCGCGATGGTCCCCCATGTGGCGTTTGGCGCCATCGAGTAGGCCGCCCAGAGGTGGAACGAGGCGTGGCCGCTGAACTCGGCCTCTGCCACCCACTCACCACGCTCGAGCATCTCGAATTTATGGACCTCGTCGATGTCGCAGCCGCACTCAGCGCACTCGAAGTAGGCGAGCTCCGGTTGGTCATCTGGCCAGCGCATGACGTGCCCTCGGCGGTCCTCCCGAGAGCGGAACACCAGGAAATCCATATGGTCGCAGTGAGGGCACGGAACGTGGTACCGGCGCTGATCTCCCTCCTCGAACATCGGGGCGATACGGCTAACGCCCTCGTCAGTCGGCGTCGAGGCCGCGATCACTTTGCGGTCGTGGTAGTACTCGGTCCGCTTGATGCCCAGCTTAATCTGGTCGCCCTCAAGGCCGGCGCTGGGCGGATAGCCGTCCACCTCGTCGAACATCACGACGCGGCGCGACACGCGGCGGAATCCGCGGGCGCTGTTGGCGCCGACCATCGACAGCGAGCCGCCGGGGAAGGACTTGTGAAGAATCGTGCTCTCGCTCACCCTCGACTTGTCGGCGACGAGGCCAGCGAGCCGGGGGCAATCACGGAGCATCGGCGCGATCTCCTCGCGGCTGTAGCCCTGGGCGTCCTCGACGGTCGGCTGGACAACCATGATCGGGCACGGGTCGTGGTCCATGTAGTAACCGATCGTGGCGTTCAGGATTTTCGTCGCGCCAACGCGCGCGCTCTTCCACCAGGTCACCCGCCAGATACGCGGGTCGCTGATGGCGTCCATGATGCCCCGCTGGTACGGGAGCGTAGTCCATGGGCCCGGCTGGGCCGCTGACTCGGCGCTCAGGTAATAGTGCCTGTCGGCCCACTTTGACAGCGAGAGGCGCTCGGGCTTTCGCAGGAGGCGCCAGCAGCGCCGCGCGATCCTATTCGTCGGCGTCGCCACGGGATGCGAGTTCCTCCAACGCGACCTCGATGAGTTCCTCGAACAGCTCAATGTCACCATCAGAGAGCGTCGGCCTGCGCTGACGCGCCCGAGACGGCACCGACAGTAAGCGAGTGCGAACGGCCCGGAAAGCGTCGGCGACGTCCGCCTCTGCCTTGGCGAACTCGATGAGGCTGCCTCGCTTCTTCGCCAGGTCAAGCTCCGCCTCCTGGCGCTTGAGCTCGGCGAGGCGGAGTTTCTCCCGCTCATGCTGGGCGCGCATGGACTGATAGGCAGCATCGGCGGCGGCTTTCGCCTCTGGGGTCGCCTTTGTCCGCGTGTTGGCCGCCCATTCCTCATCCGCGAGGTCCGGGTCAGCGATCTTGGCTACCCCGTTGACGCGGACGACGCTGCGCGACACGCGGCCATCCTTGATGGCGTCGGCGACCGCCTTCTGGCTGCAGTCGCGCCGCCTCGCATATTCGCTCTGCGACATTGGCGCGCCGCGCCGGGGCCTCTTGCCCCTACCTGATACCTTTTTCGTGCGCCCCATTACCAACCGGATTTGGGGTCTCCTTC